GAGCACGACGTCGCTGCCCTTGCAGCCGAACTCCCGCACCCGGAAGCTGGGCGAGAGCTGACGGGTGGAGTCCCGGCTTAGGCTGTATTCATGAATCGACATAAATGTCACGACCTTTCTTTTGCAGCCCCACCCCGGGGCTGCTTTTCGTTTTGTCAGTAGTAGTGGTAGCCCTCGACGATGTAAGAGGCTCCATAAGGTTTATAGACGGAGTTGTAGCCTACAAATTTCAAAAGACCCTCGCTACTGAAGCTTATCCCCGCGCTGCCAGGTTGGATGCTGGAGCCTCTTGCAAGCTTGGTTCCATTTGGCACTGCGTAACCAGGGGTGTTCGAGTCGCATGATTGGCAGGTCAATTTTACATAATCGACTTCATCTGGGAGCGTCAGTAAGCCGTCGCGTTTATAGGTGAAGGATGTCGCGCCGGTGTACACCAGCTTCCCATCCGGGTACGACTTCTGGTTTATCAGGCGCACGAGTTCCGCCCGGGTGAAGGGAGGGATACTTACAGAACCGAGTGCCATGTTCACACCTCCCGTGCTGCCTGTCCGGCAGCGCTGGGAGGGGGGGGGTTTGCCGGGCCGATAAAAAAAAAGCGGGGGGGGGTAAGAATCAGAGAAACAGACGAATCAAAGTTGTATTTGCTCATTTTGTGCCTCCGTTCAGATATACTGATAGCCCTCGACGGTGAAGCTGCTGAAAGCATAGTAGCTAGGATAGCTATAGCTGATCTTTCCGTTCGAGGCAAAAGTCACCGTTGCGTAGGCATCCACAGCGCCAGAACCGTTAGAGGAGTCAGCTTGTCTGATAGTTGTGGTGCCCGTGCAGCCTCGTGCGATCCGGACGTCCTTGTAGGCCGTCTCCCTCTGCTCGACGATGATATAGTCCACCCCATCCGGCGCAGTAACGCTCGAACTTCCGGACTTGCCCATCGCCGCGCTCCAAATCAGCTTGCCATCCATGTACATCATCCTTTCTTTTGCTTTCTTGCTTACGCCGGGGACGCTTACGCTGCCTAATGCCATAGGTTAGCCTCCTGTGACCCACTCTTTAAGCTGCTCATCGGTCAGGGCGCTCTTGTACACGACGCACTGGTACAGCGTGCCGTCCCAGAACCGGTCTTTTGTGCCATCGCTCTTCTGGCGTGCGCCGAGGATGAGGCTCTTGGTCACAGGAGACGTTGCTTTTTCGAGTGCACCCCACATGGACATATCGCCGTTGGGCGGTCGGACTGCGCTGAAGACACCACTCTTCACGCGGAAAGCTGCTCTGTATTTCTGCGCTTTTATCGCCTGCACTCCGCAGAAGTTCGGGCATTTTTCGTACATGGCCAGACCTACATTTGCACCTGCGGTACGCATATCAAGGCCCACCTGCGTGTTATCATTTTCCATGCAGTACATCAGAGTGTACTTGTATGGAGTTTCGGTCATCGTCTCTGCGGCATCCGCCTCAAACAGGATGGTGAAGGTAGGAGCCGGGTCAACGGTTTCAAACAGCTTTACGCCGGTGTCGATGCACTCAGCAGCAGCGGGGGTGAAGGTCTTTGCTTCGGGCAGCAGATAGGCCGCCTCAATGGCCGGGAAGGGGTTGGTGCTCTGTCCCGGCTCCGGGGTATCGGGGTCAGGAATGTCTCCGGAGATCACGATCGACCCCGCCGTGCCTGCATTGACCGGCTGGCCGTCCTCGGTAAAGCGGAGGTCAATATCGGCACTCTCGCGGTACTGCAAGATCTCGCGCTCGGTGGTAAGGGTGTCGTGGGCATACAGAATGAGCTGCTTGATCTTGTAGCCGGTGAGCGCGGTTGCCGTAAGCCTTCCGTTTGCGGCAGAGGCGACATTGAAATACAGCTTTCCACTGTAAGCGCTGAGAGAGACTTTTTGGCCGCTCGTTTCCCAGATTCGAACGCCATTCAGGTTATAAATGCCATCCGGTGCAAAAATGAGTTTGGTGCCGACGGTGGTTCCCTCGATTTCTGTGATGGAAACGCTTCTCGAAGAATAGAGCGACTGCTTTTCACCGGAGTCGAAATCGGAAGAGCAGTCCGAAGTGGCCCACGAAAGGAAGCCGTGGCCACTCGAATCTTTCATGTAGCCCAGCGTACAGAAGCTGGGGCTTCCATCGGTCGTCGTACCAAAGAGGCCGAAGCTCTGGCTGTCTGCAAGGCTGGCAGAATCGACTTCGATGTCCAGATAAAGGGTATGCTCTGCTCCGATGCTTTCCAGTGGGATATAGGCCGTTTTGCCATCCAGCAGCCATTCGCCCTCGCTGTACTTCGGCAACTCGCTCTCCGCTACGACCGTGATCTCACAGGTATCCGAAAGACTGCCACAGGTCACGGTGATGACCGCTTTCCCGAGAGTCTTGCCGGTGATGATTCCATTCTCGTCCACTTCCGCCACATCGGGGACGGAGGATGCCCACGAGAGGGTGTCCGTAGTCCAGTAAGGGGAGTAGACTACCCGCAGGCAGGTCGTGCCATTCTGGGCGCACAGGGCCGTCTTGCGCGTCATCCGCAGCGACTCACAGGCCACCGGCACCAGATCGACGGTGATGGTCTGCTGGGCATCATAGGAGCCGCAGGTCGCAGTCAGTGAAACTTTGCCGCTTTTGACCGGTTTGTATGCACCATATCGGAGCATTTGCAGACATCCGTCCGGGTCGGTGACGGCATAGGCCACAGGGTCCGTCGTGTTTTCCGGGGTAACGACCACGTTGAACTCCTTCTTTTTCATGTAGTTCTCCGTGAGTTCAGCAGGGTCAAGCGTGATGCCTGTGCAGGCAAAACTCTTCTCCGGCAGATCATTGCGGAAGTTGTTCTTGCGGTAAACAACATCCCCCAGCTCATCCTTGATCCTGCCCGGCACATTGGTAAAGATCCGGTTGTTGTAGATATAGTGCGTGCCCGAGCTGAAGCCATAGGTGCGCATATCGCCGGAGCCGACCGTCAGGCTGATCTTATTATTCGCAAAGACGGAGCCATCCGGCTGGTTCTCCACAATGTTATAGCCCTGAGCGTTTGCCTCACTGGTCAATACAATGGTGTTCCCGCTGATGTTTTTGCAGCCGGACTGCCAGTGCGGATTCGCGATGTTCAGTTCTACCCGATTGCCCGTGAAGTACGGAGTATCCTGTGCGAGGAAGCTACCGATTCTTCCGGTAAAAATATTGTCTCGCAGCTCGACGCCGCTCTGAAATCCTTTACCGGCACAATCAAGAAGGAACTGATTGTTGATGCATCTGCCCAGATGATAGGCGATGCGGTTGTTTTCGCCGCCCTTCAGCGTGATGCGGGAGTTCTGGATGCAGCATTTTTCGAAGGGGTCTGCGGAGGCCGTCCACTGGAGCAGAGGATGACCATGGGAGGCCTTGCTGCTGTCGTTGTAGATGTCGCAGTTGTTCACCACGACACCGCCTTCGCCCTTCAGACGGAAGATCGAGCCGGCGCGACAGGTGCGGATAGAGCAGTTCTCAAATCGGATATTGTCGCCCTCGCTGGCATTCAGTCCGATAAGCCATGCAGGGTCTTTGCCACGTTCTGCATACTTTTTGTCGTCCACCTCAATAAAGTTACAGTTCGAGATGGTGACATCCCTCAGATGACCGGCCCAGCCCCAGACGGCCAGCACCTCGTCGCCGCCTGCTTTATAGATGTCACAGTTTTCGATCCGGATATTCTGTCCGATGAATCCGGCCTTGCCCTCGCGTATCCAGATGCCGCCTGCACGGGTGCCGGTCAGCTGCTTTAAAGTGCAGCCCCGGATGAGCACATCCCGGTTGCCGCGATATACGTCGAGGATGTTGTGCTCGGAATCGATGTTGTCGTGCAAGTCCCATTCCAGCGTGCAGTCCAGAAGCTTGAATCCGGTACACTCGAAGATTTTGACAAGCTCCATCGCGGCACTGGACGGGCTGGCAATAAAATGCAGCCCCTCGACCGTGGTGTTTGTCATCTGACGGAAGAGGAGCACGCGGTCTTTTGCAAATACTTTTGCGCCGTTGCCCTCGATATACAGGCCGTTCAGCGCTGCAAAATCAGCCCCACTGCTCCACAGATAGGTCTTACCAGCGGAGAAGCTCAGGTGCTTTCCCTGCTCGCAGGCCGCTTGTGCCGCCGCAAGGATGGCCTCCGTATCATTGGCCACGCCGTCGCCCACCGCACCGAACTGCTCGGGGGTAAGGGCATTGCTGCTGGCGGCAGCAGGGCTGGACGGCAGCGCATTGACCGCCTGTGTCACGGTCTGGATGCCCTGCTCGATGCGGGTCATGTCCTCGGCGTGGATCTTGGTCTTTTTTTCGACCCATGAATTGGGGGTATAAGACAAACTCATATCATGCCTCCTGTTGATTTTCTGCGGTCATTTTTCCCAGCAGCGTCACCTGCATCAGGATGTCCTGCTCCGGAACCTCTTCGGCCCAGAAGGTGATCGTGCCGTCCTTCGTCTCGCATACGCCTGCGATGCCTGCCGCGATGGCTGTGTTGAAGCTGTCGAGGGCGGGCACGGCTTCGGGTCTGCTGGACTCTCGGGCGGCGCGAAGCTCGGCGGTCTGCTTGTAGGGGTAGCTGGGAAGGTCGGTGGACTTCGTCCATCCGCTGGTCGTCAGGGTGACGGGCCAGATGCCGAGATAGCCGCCGGTGTAGCTTTGCAGCAACGCATCACAGAGCGCCGCCGTCTCCTTGGCCTTTGCCAGCGCCTGTGCGCCCAGCGCATTTACCGGGATGCCGGTGACGCCGTCCCGCATGAGGCCGCAGAGGGCGGCGTCGGCGCGGGTGTCGGTGATGTCGGCGGTGGTGAGGGAAGTCTGCCCCGCCGGTCGTGCGACCTCGGCGAGGCAGAGGTCGTAGACCATCTCGGTGCGGGAGATGTCCGGGGCCGTTGGCGAGGAGCCTGCGGCCCCCTGTAAGACCTGCAGGGTGGTGGTGCGGCTGGTGGCGTCGTACCGCAGCACGATGCGGTCGATGCGGGGAAGATAGCTGTCCGCCTGCGGGAGGGTGAGGGTGGTGTCCTCCCGGGCGGTGACGCTGAATCCGGCCCACCGGCTGGGATGCAGCCACGCCCGGCCTCCGCTGACGGTCACGCTGGTGCCCTCTGCCGGGGCCACGGCGAAGTCCTCCTCCGTGGAGAAGACGCCGCTGGTGCGGGTGGAAAAGTAGGCCGCAGCGTCCTCGGCGTCGTAGGTGGCGCCTTCCAGAGGGTAGGTCACGATGCCTGCGGTGCTCAAAATATCGCCTCCTAGCTCTTGTGCCAGACCGGTGTGCCCATCCGCGCGGTGCGGGTGGTGCCATCGGTCTGGCTCTGGATGATGATGTCGGCCACCCGGACGGTGGCCTTGTAGCCGAGGTCTGGCAGGGAGCAGAAACAGACGTCGCCCGGCTCGAGGCCGTCGGCGTCCAGCGTCATCTCGATGCTGCCGGTGCGTAGCTGTTCGAGGAGCTTCGACGCGCCCCGGTCGGCCAGCTTCTTGAGGTAGCTGTCGCTTTTGACCGTCTCGCCGCTGTCCTCGTCCGGCTGGATGTCCCGGGCGTCCACGATCATCTCTCGGCGCTCCGCTCCTTCAGCTTCGGTGTCGCCTGCCCAGACCATGGCCCGCTCCTCGCCCTCGCCCGCCCCCAGCACGAGGGCGACATTGGCATAGCTGCCGTCGCCGAAGGCCCAGCTGGCCTCCCGCAGGCTGCCCCACTTGGGCGAGAAGCGGTTGTTGGGGTCTGCGGTGGGCCGGAAGACCTCGAACATTAGTTTTTTCGCGCTGTTTTTACCCATGAGGACGACCCGGAAGCCGAGGTCGCAGGCTGCACCCACCGTCTTGAAGTAGTCGAAGAGGGTATTCCCCGAGGTCTGCTGCTCGAAGGTGGTGTCAAAGCCCTTCGGCTCGGCCACCTCCAGCTTGGGCCACGGAGCCGCTGCCTTGGCGAGGGCCAGCATGGCAGCCTCGGCGTTCTCCTTCTTGATGGCCGAGACGCTGACCCGCTTGGTGAAGATCCACGTGGCCGGATAGCCGGTGACGACGAGGTTGGCGTCCTCGTTCTCGTTGGAGCGGTGGCAGATGCGCATGGGCACTTTGGTCACGGCGTCGGTGCGGACGAGCCAGCGGCCCTCCCGCAGCAGCTCCATGTTCTCGGGTGTAGGCCGCACCTCGAGGGTAAAGCTGCCCTCGGAGTTGTACGGCTCATCCCAGTACACCGACACCCATACGCCGATGTTCCCGAGGCGGGCGAGGGTCGTTTCATCCAAGACGTCGAATGTCATTTCAGCACCTCCGGAAGAATGCCCACCACCATCGGGTAAAAGCTCACACTGACCTGCAAGCCCGCCTTGCCGCTGTCGGCGTCGGCGGTCAGGACGTTGTCCCCGGGGTGCAGCTCGGTGAGGTCGGAGTCTTCGTCCAGCAGGGCGAAGGCGTTGGACTCGGTGCCGTCCCGGGTGAGCTTGACGGCCAGACGGTCGGTGGTGGTGCGGTAGACCTCCAGCACCTCGCCCGCTTTGAGCGTGGTCTCGAAGCCGATGTGCTCCCCGGTGACGCTGTTGCGGATGGCGGGGTTGACCACAAGCCCGGTGGAGCGGAGCTTTGCCGTAAAGGGCACCGGCAGCGCCCCGGGGTTGCGGATGTTGAGGAAGTAGCTCTGCTGCCACTCGCTGTACTGGTGGCTGTCGTAGCAGACCGGGAACGAGAAGCGCGGGATGAAGCCGCCCATCTCGGCGCGTTCCTCGCTAAGGCTGTACCAGTAGGGTTTCGGGCGGTAGAGCATGAAGTCGAGGCGGGGGTACGGGTGGAGCTGGACGGTGTAGGGGGTCTTTTGCAGCACGAAGCGGGCGAAATACTTGTCGCCGAAGTAGGCGGTGCCCGAGGTGAAGAAGGGCAGCAGCTGCAAAAAGCGGTCAGCCTGCGCCTCGCCGTCTGCGCCCCAGAAGTCCGCGATGACCTCATGGGTGACGCCCTCCACGCTCTGGTCTTCCACGGTGACGCCCTGCTGGTTGACGCCCTGCGCCGTCTTGAGGGTGACATCCACGCCCGAGAGGTTGTCCATCTGGTAGGGGATGCCGTAGTCCCAGCCGAGGTCGAGAGCGGCCCCGGCGTCCGTCACGAGGCGGAGATGGTCTTTGCGCATGGTGGGGCCTCCTTTCAGCGTTTATCGTTTTTGGGCCTTGGCGCGGTCGGCCTCCCAGCGTGCTTCGCGCTGAAGGTCGGCGGCGGTATGGGCCTTGGAGTAGATTTGCTGGGTGATGTTGATGTCGCCCTCACGGTAGCTCGAGGCCGCAGCGGCGACCTGCGCCGTGCCGGAGGCCGCCACCCGGCTGCTCACGGCCATGTTGTCGCTGAGGACGAGGGCGTTGGCGCTCTTGACCAGCTTGGCGAGACTCTTGTTGATCTCGGTGAGCTTTGCGGTGTTGGCGTCGATGGTTTCGGTGAGCTTGTTCGACCCGTCGGTGATGCTGGGGGTGTCGATGCCGAGGCCGGAGCCGCCGCCACCCCCTCCGCCTCCGCCGGAAGAGCTGCTGCTGCGGCTCTTGCCCAGCTTGGAGACAATGGAGGCGATGGCAACGCCCAGCGCCACGGCGGCAGCGGCCACCACGATGCCTGCCGGGATGCCGAAGAGGGTGGACTCCAGCGCGGCGCTGACGGCGACGAGCATCCCCTGCACCGCCGCGCCGATGGTGCTGATCATGCCGGCGAAGCCCGCGTAGATGGCGGGGAACATACTCATCAGGCCGCCGGAAAGTCCGGTGCTGATGGCCTTGGCCGCTGCGGCCAGCGGGGTCTTGAGGGCACCGAAGACGCTTTTCAGGGTGCCGCCCATCTTAACGGCCATGGAGGAGATGTCGCCGAACCTGCCGGTGATCCCCTCGACGAGGCTCTGTCCGATGCTCCACGCCGTCTGCGCCAGACTGCCCGCCGCGTCGCCGAGGACGCCGTTCAGCCCGTCCACCATGCTCAGGGCAACGCTGGAGAGCTGCTGCTTCTGGTCGGCGGTCAGGCCCGAGTAGAGGGCGGAGGCCGCCCACTTGCCGATGGAGAGCCAGTCTCCGCTCTTCACCGCGTCCCACAGGGTGCCCACCGTGCCGAGGATGCCCTCGTTGGCCCGGTCTTTGAGTTCAGACCAGAGGCCGTCCAGTGTCTTGGCGGCGCTGTCCTTGATGGTCTCGGCCACCTGCTCGGTGCCGTCGGCGGCGATGGTCTTGACGGTCTCCACGGTGCGGAGCGCCCCGTCGATGACCTTGTCCTGCGTCTGGGTGATGACCTTCTGTTGTTCGGTGGTGCCGTCCGCGAGGGTCTTGGTCACGGTCTGGGTAGTGGTCTTGACCCCGTCCGCGAGGGCCGTGGTGGTGGCCGTCACGGTGTCCACCACGTCTCGCACGGTCTCCATGGTCTGGCTGACCGTCCGCTTGCCGTCTGCCGCGACGGTCTCGACGGTCTTGATGTCCTTGAGCACGCCGTCCACCATCTGGCGGCTGGTGGAGGTGATGACCTGCTTCTGCTGGGTCGTGCCGTTGGACAGCGTCTCAGTGACGGTCTCGGTGGTGGTGGTCACGCCGTCCTTGACCGCCGTGGTGGTGTCGCTGACGGACTTGATGATGTCCGCCGTAGCCTTCTTGGTGCTCTGGGCGGCAGAGGTGGCCGCAGCGGCAGCAGCGGTGGCAGATGCCGCCGCGTCTGTAGTCCCGGTGGACGCCTGAGATTTCTGCACGCGGCTCTCATGCAGCTGCTGGCGGCGCTGACGGTCTGCGTCCGTGGTGGTGTTGGACTTAGTGGAGACAGTTTCTTGTATGCTATCACTTACTGTGGCGGTCGTTCCGTTGATGAGTGCAGAGATTTTCTGCTGGACAAAGGAAGTAAGCGTCCCCCACAGATTGGAGATACCGGAAATAATCCATCGGACGATGTTTTCGCCGATATGTCCCCATTCCTCCATGCTGCCGTCCCATGCACCGATAAGTTTGGCGATGCAGGCATAGGCGGCCTCAAGCAGATTTTCGATGCTGTAAAAGATGCCGTCTACCAGTGTGGTGAGCATTGCTGCACCACATTTCAGAATGTCGGGCAGATGGGAAACGAGGGCAGCGGCAAACCGGGCAATAAGGTTCGCTGCCGCTGTGATGAGGTCTGGCAGACTGTCCGTGATACCGATGATGAGATTTTCCAGCAGCTGGACACCGCTGTCGAAAATATCATCCTGATGATCTGCCAGATAGTTAAGCAGCTCAGTCAGAAGGTCAGAAACAGCAGATACAGCATCGGGTATCTTCTGTATCAGTCCGTCGGCGAAGCTGTCCAGCAGTTCGGCTGCGGTGTCCATCATTGCAGGGACGCCGCCCTCCGTAAACGCATCCGTCAGTGCCAGAACAACATCGTTTGCGACCGGAAGCAGGTCGGACAGCGACGAATAGAGCGAATCGGACAGCGCACCCAGCAGAGCCTTCGTGTTATCGGTCAGGGTAGACAGCCTGCCGTTGAAGGTCTGGCTGGCCTCCAGCATACCGTTGTAGAACTGCCCGCCCTCGCTGGTGGCAGCAGCCACGGCGGCTTCCAGCTCGTTGAAGCTGACCTTGCCGTCCGAGATGCGCTTGTAGAGGGCGCTCATGCTCTCGCCGGTGGCGTCGCAGATCTGATTGAGCGGGTTGAAGCCCGCGTCGATCATCATGTTGACGTTTTCCAGCGTGACCTTCTGGGCCGAGGACATCTTGCCGTAGGCCCGCACGAGGGTCTGGAGCTTGTCCGCGTTGCCCAGCGAAATATCGCCCAGCCGTTGCAGTACGCCGGTGGTGTCGTCCGCCGCGATGCCGAACTGCAAGAGGGTCTGGGTGCCCTCAGTCAGGTCAGACAGGGAGAAGGGCGTGCTTGCGGCCATCCGGCGTATCTCTTCCAGCTTCTCGGCGGCAAGCTGTTCGTCGCCCAGCATGACTTTGAAGTTGGTCAGATAGCTTTCCATCTGGGCGTTGTAGTCCAGACCGGACTTGACCACGCTTTGCAGGCTGGATGCAGCTTTCTTGGCAAAGTCCGCGATAAGCTGGCCTGCGGCCACCGTCCACTTGCTCGTGGCTTTCCCAGCCGGGTCGCTGTTGAGCTTTACTTCGCCGGTAATGCAAAAATCTGCGGCCAATGTGTCCACCTCTCTTTACGAAAAAAGAGCGCAGGCACAAAGGGCACAGACTCAAAGTTTGATCTCTATTTCCCGCTTACAGGCGGGGTTTTTGCATTTGACCCAGATACCCTCCGCGCGGGCCTCCGGGATGGCCCAGACCGGCAGAGGTCGGCCGCACAGAGGGCAGAGTACCGGGGCGCGGTCAGCGCCGGAATCGGGCCGCAAAGGCTTCGTTGCGGTCTTGCAGGGTGACAATGCGACCGCCTCCTTTCCGCAGGGCAGCGGGCAGGGCGAAGCGTTCCTTCAGCTCGGCACGCCGCTCCCGCTCTGCGCCCTGAAACTGCGCGAGGTCAGCCGTCCGGAACCCGATGATCTTCGCCAGCTGGGTCTCCTCGGGCAGGTTGGACATGAGAGCCTTGAACCGCCACCAGTGGAGCCTTGCCCGGGTGAGGTCGATGCCGTAAGCCTGCTGGAACGCGGCCACGATGGCGGGGCCATCGGTGACGTAGTCCAGCGCCAGCTCCTCGGTGCGGCTGCTGCCGGGGCGGTCGGCCACCTCCTGCGGGCCTGCGGTGTAGAACTCTACCAGCGCCTTGAAAGCGTCCACCTCTTCCTCCTGCGGGACGGCCACGCGGTAAAACCGGCGCATGGTTTCCCGGGCCAGCTCAGGCAGGCCCTTTTCGTCCTCCGGGAGGCGGAGATACTGCCCGTTGAACCAGATCATAGGCCGGAAATCCCAGTCGATGGGCCTGCCTGCCCACGCGCGGGGCAGCCTGTCCAGCAGGATGTCAGCCATTTTCCAGAGCAGCCAGCTCATCCAGCAGCTGCTTGCGGCGTGCGGCCTTGTCCACCCGCTCCACCATCTGGGCGGCGGGGACAGCCTGCGGGTAGAAGCCCTCGCTCCGGGACACCGGCTGGCCCGGATAGCTCACAGGCGGCTTGTGCTTCTTGTCCTTCTGGCGTTTCTCGGCCCGGCGCTGGGCGCGGTTCTGGGGTACTGCTGCCGGGCGGGAGTACCGCGCCTTTTCGGCGGCTGCGGCCCGGTTGAGGTCGTCGAGGATGTCGTAGATCCGGCCAAGGTCGTTTTCGGTCAGACCCAGCCGTGCGGAGGCCCCTGCGCCCAAGATCTTGTCGAGGCCGCGCATGGAAACGCGGGCCTGTGCGCGGAGACGGTCGCCGAGGCGGACATTCTCCCGGTCACAGCGGGCCGTCTCGGCCTTGGAGTCCCGGGTCATCTCGTCGATGGCGTCCTCCAGACGGTCGAGGTCGTTGGCGTTCAGAAGCGAAAAATCAAATTCCTGACCACAAATGTTCATGTTGTCCTCCTGTTACACGCCTACGGTGGCATAGCCTGCGACGGCGTCGCCGACCCGGGAGGTCGCGTTCTCTTCGGTAAGGTAGTTGAATGCCTCCGGGATGCCGATGCCCTTGAAGTCGGCGGCAAAGGTCGCATTTGCGCCTGCACTGCCGCCCACATCGCTGGTCAGGATGAGCGCGCCCTCGCCCTTTTCGCCCTTGCCGGTGCGAAGGGAGAAGTAGAGGTAGGGCACCACGACGCTCTGGCCGGAGCCGAACGCGATCCTGTGGGAGAGCAGAAAGTCCTGAAAGGCGTCGCCCACGTAGCGGTCGCCCTGAATGGAGAGGGTGCGCTGAACACTGCCTTTGGTGGTGACAGGGCCGGTGCGGATGTAGGTGTTGTCCGTGGTGGTGGCGTTCAGTGCGCCGCTGTGCTCCCGCACATGGTCGGCACAGACCACCCAGTTTTTCACGTCGGTCTGGCTGGCCTCGGTCTGGACAGCCAGCAGGAAGTCGTCGGTGGTCTCGACGCCGGTATAGTCGGCGCTGGGGGTCAGGCCCGACAGCTTGACGGCTTCGGTAACAGTCATAAGAAAACTCCTTTCGATTCAGCCTTTGGGCTGGTAATACTCCAGCCGGAGCTGGAGCTGCATCCGGCAGCTGCCCGACTCGGCGGCGACGATGTAGCCGCTGGACGTCACCGAAACGCGCAGCGGCTCTTTGCGACCGCCCAGCCGGGGCAGGTGATGCCGGTCGTTCTGGGCCAGCACCCACTCGGTCAGCTGCTCAAAAAAGCCGCTGTTTGCGATCTGGACGCTCTGGGCCTCGCTGTAGTCGCGGCGGCTGACGAAGATGTAGCTCTTGGCGAGGTTGCGGCCGGAAAAGAAAACAGCCGTCACCGGGTCGGTGGGGCTGTCCTCGATGCTGAACTCTGCTACAGGCTCCGGCGAGAGGCCGGAAATGCGGAAGGTTGCGCCGTTTTCGCTCTGCTCCTCGGCGATGAGGGGGCAGGTCTTGAGCCACTCCCGCATGGCCGTGATGGTGGCTTTCTCGCTCATAAGTGGCCCATCCCTCCCCAGAAGGTCGTGACGGCCTTAGTCCCGAAAAAGGCCAGCGCCTCGCCGTAGTCAGCCAAGGCACGCTGCCCCCAGTAAGAGCCGCGCAGACCGGTGTCTCCCCGCAGGTCGGTGCCCTCGGCGTGGAGGTAATACTGCCTGCGGGCATAGGGGGCGTTGTACACCAAAAGACCCTCGTCGTACTTGGAGGCGGTCTGAACGCTGTTTTTCAGCTGGCCGGTGTCGAAGGGGACGTAGCTGTCGATGAGCCGCGCGGCTTCCTGCGCAAGGGCGAACTGGGCCTTTTGCAGGGCAATGGTCTTTTCTGCGCCGAAGTCGGGGCGCCAGCTCAGCTCCATCCGGATGCCGTCCACCTGATATTTCAGGCCGTAGGGCTGGTCAAAAATGGGCTTGGACATGAGGTGTCAGCTCCCTTCCACATGAAAATGCGGCAGCGGGACGCCCCGGTCGTCCGAGACATCCGCTACCGTACAGCAGATGTGCGTTTTTTCGAGGGCGGCGTATTCGGCCTCCGTCAGGCTGCGGACAGTGCCGCAGAGGAGCTTGCTGCCCCGCTTGAGCGTCCAGTGCGCGGCTTTTTCTGCCGGGGGCAGACGCGCCCACTGGGGATAGGGCAGATAGCCCGGCGCAGGCGGGAGGCGGATATGCACCACCCTCTGGGGGTCGCCGGAGGGCGAGGTGCGGCGCGTTTCCCGCCAGCTGCACCCCGTGAGCACCTTGCAGACCGGCTGGTCGGCTTCGGTGGCCGTGTCGTGCAGCAGCATGATGACCGTGACGGGCGTCTGCATCAGAAACACCCCCGATACAGCAGGCCGTGCGGGTCACTGCCCAGTGTGTTGGCGAGGATGGCCTGCGCCTCTGCCGCCAGCCGTTCGGCCAGTGCGCCGGAGGTGAAGGTCATGGACACGCCATCGTTGGAGACACTGGACACGCCGGGCGGCGTGCAGGCGCTCTGCACGGCGTTCGCTGCGTCGATGATCTGGATGCAGGCGTCCGCCAGCGCCTCTGCACAGCCTTCGCACGCTGCGGCATGGCCCTCGGCCCGGCCAAAGGTCATCCGGTCGATGAGCCGGGACGCCCGTGCGGCCAAGGGGGCAAAGGCAACTTCGTCCAGCGTGCCACCAGCGGCTGCATACTGGTCATAGGTGCAGTAGAGCATGGAGCCTCCTTATGCCGCAACAGCCGAACCAGCGGTCAGGAAGGCGAACGGGACTTTTGAGCGGTCGGCGTTCATGCGAGTCGCAGGATTGGGCAGCGCCCAGCCCATGCGCATCACAACGCGCAGGGCCACCATATCCTGCTGGGCCAGATTGTAGACGATCTCCTTGGTGGAAGGATCCTGAATCACGCCCTGATCCAGCAGCTTCACAGTGACATCCTGACGGATGGAGTACACCAGCTTCTTGAAGTTGCCCGCGATCAGCTGCGCCTTGGAGGCATCAAAGCCGCCGTTCTCGGGGAAGTACAGGGGCGCACCGTCCAGTGCGTAGGTGGTCGCGCCCTGCATATCCGAACGGAACAGCGGACGGCCGTTGGTATCCAGCAGACCGCGCAGCTCCGCCTTGGCGGTCAGGTCGCCCACCACAGCATCCACGCCGAAGCCGCCAGCCTCGACCTTGGAGAACAGGCCGTCCTTGCCCAGCAGCTTAGTGTAGTCGATGGGGCCGGTGACTTTGTTCTTAGCGGCCAGAGTCAGCACGTCAGTCGTCCACTCAGTGGGACGGTCGCCGCCAAACAGGACGGCGTTGTCGATCTTTGCACCCATGGCCTCACGGACACGGGGCTGGACTTCGCCCATGATGTCAAAGGTGGAATCTGCCAGAACGGCCTCGGGCACAGGCACGATAACGGCCAGCTCGGCAGCGGTCATGTAGACGCTGTCCCATTCCTGCTTGCTGGTCTTCTTCATGCCGGTGTCGCCGTTGACCCAGTAGGCCAGCGGCAGCATGGACAGCACCGGGATCTTGGTCTGGTTGGAGGTCATGTTGGCCAGACGGGTGCCCAGCTGCATCACGATGGAGCTTTTGGGCACGTCCTGCTGAATGGTGTTCACCAGCTGCTCCCGGATCAGGGCCTCGGCCTTATTGCGGGCGATTGCATCAATAGCCATAATAATCAACCTTTCTGGCCGAACGCTGCGCGGAATGCAGCATTTGCGGCCTCATGTGCGTTTGCGGGCTGGCGGCTGCCGCCCGGTGCGGATGCGGAAAACTGCACCATGCTGCCGTCCGGCAGGATGGCGCTGGGGTCTGCGGCCTTGAAGGTCTTGACATAGTCATCAAAGCCAAGGATCTCGCCGTCCTTCATGGCGAAATTCTGGGCCTTGGCGTCGGTCAGGAATGCCTTGCGGGCGCTCTCGCTGGAAAACTTCAGCCCGGAGGCCTTCCGTTCCAGCGCGTAGCCCTTTTCGAGGGCGGCCACCTGACTGGCAGCGTCAGCCTTGGCCTGTTCTGCCTTGGCCTTCCACTCGGGGTCGTAACCTTCCAGTTTACCATTTGCAGTGTTCAGCTGCTCGGTCAGGGTGGACTTTTCGGCCTTGAGGGTCGTGATCTCGTTGGCCTTTGCCGTGATGTCCGCGCCGTGCAGGTTCATAATGCCGTCCAGCTGTTCCGGCGTGATGCCAGGGATGATCTTGCTCACATCTTCACGTTTCAATGTTGAATGCTCCTTTCCGGTCAATATAGGCAAATGGATCCGTTCGGTTTTGTAACGCGGTTCGCCTTCCGCATGGATCCCGGGCAGGGTACGCGCTGCCCGCCGCGATGGTGCCGTCTGCCGGAATCGAACCGGCGGCCCGCTGCTTACGAGGCAGCTGCTCTGACCAATATGAGCTAAAACGGCATGAAAAAAGCGCCCCTGCCCGGATGGGCAAAGACGCTCGCGGTATTTGGTTGTTAGTCCCAGTCAGCATAGTGCTGACACTTGAGGCAGCTTTTGTGGGCTTCATCCCAGCTGCAAGGCGGCTTATCGTCGCCCTTCAGGCAAAGAATATCATCGCCGATGTTGGAAATGTCGAAGCACAAGCCGCAGTCGATTTTTCGGTTGTAAATGGGACAAAACCATTCTTCAAGCTTCACATCGTCGCTAATGCGGAATTCCATGCTTTTTGACCACCTCCATCAATTTCTTTCCGCCCTCATCCAGTGGGCCAATGCTGGATACATTGCCATCTTGTCCGATGGCGACAAAGCCCAGCTCGGAGTAATAACAGGTCTGTGTACCGTTTCGCTGGGACATTGCGACCTTAGAGGAGCGGATGATGCGTTCGGCATCCATTGGCCCCATACCGCGTTCAGCCCAGCGCTGCAAGACGTGGTCGCTTGCAAAATTTATCTCATTTGGAGCAGACGGGGATTCAATGAGCCGACCTTTCGCCTTTATTGTACCAGCTTCCCGCATTTGCTGCAACTCAGTATTTGCAGCATTGAACTGCTCCTGTTTCCGGGCCGCGTAGCTGGCCTTGCTGGCCTCGCTCCGCCCAAACCCATGCACGCTTGTCCGGGCGCTGTCCACTCTGCCGCCGGTGGCCCGAGTGAAGTCTGCAAGGCTCTGCCGGGCCTGCCTCAGCTTCACGGCGCTGGCGGTGGTGTCAGCCCCGGCGGCGTCCTCGGCCAGATACCGGCGTTTCCACTTGCGGACGGCCCGCTCCCGGGCGCGCTGCATCTGGCTGATCTCGTAGCGGGTGTATTTCTGGCCGTTGTACTCGATGTCCCGGGCGTTGAGGGCTTCAAGGCTTTCCTGCGTCCATGCGGGCGGGCTTCCCAGTTCCGGGAACACCACGAAGAAGGTGTGGCGGCAGTTCCAGCCGCAAAGCCCCGCGCCGGTGCCGTAGCCGGTGGCCGACTCGAAATCCTCATAGTGCTGGCCCAAGTAGTCCGCAGCCCCGCCCCGGTGGTAGCGCTTGCCCTGCCACACGGCATGACTGGGGCGTGCCCCGCCGTGAGCCGTCACCTCGACGAAGCTGGCCCCCATCTCGTCCATCCGGGCCTCCTGCAGCTTTGCGCCAGTCTGATTCACACCGGTGAGCACGGCACGGCGGCAGGCCACCTCCAGCGTGTCTCTGTGACCGCTGGGGTAGGTGACGTAGGGCATGGAGTCGGCAAGGCCGTCCACAGCACGCTTGACGGCGGTTTTGTAGTCGAACGCGCCGCTGCTCACTTGGAGCCATGCTCTGTCCAGCGCCTGCTCAAAAGCCCCGGAGACGGTGTTTGCCGTGGTGGCGGTAAGGTTGGAGAAGCTGCCTGCCGTCTGCCGATAGCCCGCGTTGAGCAGGTTCTGCAAGGGAGCTGACTCCTCGAAGGGCGTCGGCTCCTTGCCGTAGTGGTAATAGATCTCATCCTCGGCTTCCAGTGCGGCGGTCGCGGCCTCCTTCATCAGGCGGCGGATCTCGGCCTCGCTCTTGCCGGTATACCGGGCCAGCAGCTTCACCACATCCTTGCGGACGGCCTCGGTCTGCTGGTAGCGCCAGAACTGCCAGTTGGCCGTCGGCGTCAGGGCGTCCATCTTGCCGATGCGCCGGGCCACGTCCCGCAGGATGTCGTCCTCGACCTGCTGCCAGAGCAGCACAAGCCGGTCGGGTGCATGGTCGAGATAGTCCGGGGTCAGCATCATGCACTCCCGCCGAAGGTCAGCTCAGGCTGGCGGTTCTCGGCGGCGGCTTCCTCGGCGATGGCCCGGGCCTCGTCTTCGCTGTAGCCCTCAAACTCCATCAGATACCGCCAGAACGGGAACTTCCCTGCGGTAACGTAGCCCCAGAACATCTGCTTGCGCTCCTTGGGGTCGGAGATGATGGAATCGTCGAAATCGAAGGTAACAGTGTACTCGCCCGGCAGGGGAACAGCCGCGCCGCTGTGCCATGCGGCATCCAGCAGGACATTCACGGCATAGACCAGGTCGGTGATCGCCGTACCGAGTGCACGCTGCAAGTCCTTGACGGTGGTATAGCTGCGCTGTTTGCTGGAACGGATCTCTTCTGCGGTCTTGTCCACGTTCTGCGGGTCAGACAGAGTGCCGTAGGCAAGACCGCACTGGAACTCGATGCGCTTGAGCATGGCATCCAGCCCTTTGCGATAGCTCTCGTCCCGCAGGGTGGGGGCAAACACCTCGTAAAGGTTTCGCCCGCCGGAACTGCTGCCGTTGATCCAGTTGCGGTAAAGGCGCTGTTCCCGCTGGGGCATCGCAAAGCTGCCGTCAGGGTCGGGGCGGAGGGCGGTCTGATCTACATCGAGGGCCAGCTGGCCACCGCTGTACTCCCAGAGCAGTGCACCGTACTGTTCATCGGCATCCCGGATGATGTCCACCGCAGGGGCGTACACGCTGACACCCAGCGGAGAATGCCGGTCAGCTGCGTTGCCCTTGGGGGCCTTGAAATAGCCCCACAGCGGCCTATCCACGCCGGTGAACTCTGTGCGAGGGGCCAGTGCGGCCCACTCGGCAACATCGGTCAGGGGAATCTCAATGCCGATGTCGGCACTCGTCATGGAACAAAATGCCTTAACGGTGACGGTATAGTTTCCATCGGAAAACTCGTGATCTTCCAGCCGGGTGTAGATGCGGCCGCCCCGCACCAGATGATCGTAAAAAATAGCCCCGGTCATACGTCCGGAGCTGTCAAAGCGGGTGGGGCAAAAGCAGTCTCCCTGCACCACGTCAATCTGGATGCGGCCCGCCGGGTCGAGGTAGGGCCGGAACAGCACCCCGCCCAGAGCACATCCGTACTCCACAGGAATGCGCAGGTCAGCAATAAAGGGCCTGAGCAGCTCATGGATGCTGTCTGCCCGGGCACTGCCGGAAACAAGACATTCCATTTCCAGCGTGGTCAGACGGGCCAGCTCGGCGGCGATGCTCTGGGGCAGGCCCAGACTGTGCAGCGGGTCTTTGCCGCCGTGACACCATGGGCCGCCGGTATCGTACATCTGCGCCCAGAGGGTGATGGCGCTCTCCATAGGGGCAGACACACTGACACTGATCGGCGTATCTTCCCCGAACCAGAGCCGGGCCTTCTCCCTCAGCCACGAAAGCAGCTTGTCAAACATTACTTGGCTCTCCAATCTGCCCAGCGGATGAGCGGGGCGAATATCGTGTAACAGAAATAACGAATGTCGTCCATGGCGTGGTCGTTTTCCTTGACGACCCGGTCTTCTTTCGCCTTATCGTCCCAAGAATACACACCGAACTCCCGGCGGGAATCGGTGCAGCTTTCATGGATCTGGACAAGTCCGGCCTGCATCAGGGAGGCCACGCAGCGGATGCCGTTCAACACATCGTTGTCCGCCGGGATGACCTGATACTTTCCATGCCGCCGGATGGTCTCGATAAAAGACGCGGCAGAGGGGTCTACGCAGACCGCCTGCACATAATACCCTTTTGTCAGCCGTTCCAGCTCGGCGTAATGCTCCTCATCGGTGCGCTGCACCCGCTGCTTGCGGCTGTCGAAATAGCTCTCCCGGACACGCAAGGCCCGACCCTCGTGGATGACCCACAGGCCCATGGAACAGGGGTTGTGGGTGCCGTAGTCGATGGATACGTAAAACTGGCCGTCGATGCCCGCCGTGCTTCCGTGGAAGAGGTAGGCATCCGGGCAGAGCGAAAAGAAAGGATAGACCAGACCGGAAGCATTGCACCAATGCCCCAGAATGAAACGGTCATAATAGACGGTCCCGGCCAGCTCGTGCTTCAGGTTTTCCACGAACTCCTGCGGGAGAAACGGGTTATCGTCGATGGTGGAGGTCTGGCAGAAAATATCCACCTTGGGGTCGTCGATGAACTTTTTCAGGAAATGCTCCTGACTGTCCGGGTTTGCTGTGCCATCAAAATGAGAATGGGGACAGCGCAGACGGGTCTTGAGCATCTGGAACACGTCTTCATCCCAAGTCGTCATCTCGTCGCCGTAGCCGTATTCGATGGTCATGCCCTGAATACGGGCAACGTGCTTTTTGCTGTCTGCGCCCAGAATATGCACCCGACGGCCAAACAGCCGAGCCGTGTTGTCGCTGCTGATGGTCCCCACAAGGGCCTCTCCCCAGATCTCCCGCATGGGGTCCAAAACATTCCGGCTGAGGGTCCCTTGCGTGTTGCCCAGCATGACGGCCGCCCCCTCGCCCCGCAGGGCCAGAAGGCGCTGGGGAATGACCACGGCATAGTCCAGCCAGCTCTTGCCGGAACCAGTGGCTCCGACTTTCAGATTCCAGCGGTGGGAGCAGGAAGTGAGATATTCTTTCTGTTTAGTCGATAACACTGTCCACTCCTCCCAAGAGCTTGCGTGCCTCGGCCAGCTGATCGGTGGTATCGCCAGACGCGCCGTTGAACATCCCGAGGTGTTTGCCCAGCAGGTCGAGCGCCCGAAGCTTGTCGGCCAGCTTCACTTCCTGCTCAAGCCCATCCTCGCCGAACGTCTTGACCTTGACTGACTGCACAGCAGCAAGGTCATCGTGGCTGGCATCGGATTTGAGAGAGGCGGTCTTGGGGTCGATGAGGTCAGCGGCGTTGACGAATGCAATCTTTGCCAGCTCGCGCACCACCCGGTCAGTAGATACACCGGTGCGGCGACTCTGCTCAGCCTGAAGCTGGGCGATACGGTTTTGAATGCTAAGCTTTGCTAAGAGCTGCGAGCCTTGCTCATTCGCGGTTTTGGGGCTGTATCCGGCGCGGATGGCCGCTTGGGTCGCGTTCAGATCTATCATGTATTCCTCGCAGAAACGCTCCTGCTTGTCGGTCATCCTTACCACCTCTCTTGCATAAAAAATCCCCGCACATTTCTGTGCAGGGTGATTGACGCACATCCGGTGGGGTATCCTTGAACCCACTGCGGATTCCGGGGCCTCCGTAGGTGTGCCGGACTCTCACGGAGAGAAGGACTCCCATCCGGCACGCCAGCCCCAAGCGGTTTCGCAGGCCATGCGTCAGGCTGTTGCTGCGGCGGGGCGCAGCGTCATGGTGCCGCCCTTGGAATCGAACCAGCCGTGTCTACTCACACGCGCCGCGCACCAAATTGCGCTCAGGCGGCATAATAGAAGCAGCCCGCACACCATGCGGTCAAGCGTCAAGGAGGACATGGTGCGGAGACTGCGTGTATCGGTGGGCCTTTCCGGCGCTGCCGATGGTACTATTTTAGCATAACGTGGAGTGACATAAAATGACTTCTAGGTGACATTGACTGACATTATAGATTCAGCGCATCAATGGCGCGATGATGGCGGCGGTAGATTTGCCGAAGGCAAAGTTTCATTTCAACTGCAATGTTTTCCCATGCCTTGAAGTGAAGATAGCGAAGATTCAAAACCTCGTAATCATCCGGTTCTTCCAAGCTGAGAAGCTTTGCCATGATTTCAGCATGGAGGTCGTCACAAAACAAGACTTGCGCGTCCAAGGCTTGCTTCGCTTTTTCTACACGCTCTACAGCACGAGGGAGCGCCTGCCCATCGCTGCAGCCTCCCGGCACTGAGGAAAGCGTCTGCGTCATGCGGCCATAGTCGAACTCTGCTTCCTGAAGCTCGTGGGTCAGATGCAGCTCTTTTTTCTTGGCGCGTTCGTACTGACGGAGCCATTCTTTCTTTTCCTCGTAGGTCATGTCAGCTCCTCCACCAGAACGAACACTCCGCAGATGTCGGCCCAGAACTTCTCGACGATCTCGCTGCACACTTGTGCGTCGTCGTGCCAGAAGTGCAGACGGGTCATCTCGTCCTTGAGGGCTTTTTCCAAGTTGTCGGTGTCCGGCTTCGTAGTGCGCCAGCTTCCGTCTGGTCTGCCCTCGGCGGGGAACATCCACTTGACCATCAGACGCACCGGACGGCCTGCGGGGATGGGCGTTTCCGGCGCATGGGGTGCAAGGTAGGCGTGAAGTTTGGCTCGGGCGGCTTTCAGCTCGGCGCTGTCATGGAGCACGGCGCAGGGCTTGCCGCCTTTCATGTAGGCGTGCAGCTCCTTGGCATTGTGGGTAGTAGTAGGCGGACGCATGGGGATAAAAAACTGTGTGGTCATTTCGTACCTCGTTTTCTTTTTATGTCGGCGGCCAACGTGATGGGGAGGGTCCCCGGAGGATGGGGGCTGTGTTCGCCCCATCCTCTGGGATACCCCATCACACATTGCAGTGCAGTCATGCTATTATATATAGGCTATTTTGCACTGCAAATGTTGCAGTCATAGCGGCTATTTCTGCAATTTTGCAGTTTTTGCAGTCGTGCAAAATAGCGGCTATAACTGCATTTTTACAACGATTCGTAATTTCGAATATAACAGGATGTTTAACCTCTGCTGCCGGGTTCCTTGCGGCCGACCTTCTCGCCGTCGATCCAGAAGCGGCCATCCTCCTTCAGACGGCTCTTGACGGTGCGGGGCTTCAGATCCATATACTCGCCGAGGCTGTAGACTGTGACCTCACCGTCCATCATGCAGGCTTCAAAAGCAGTGTCCAGCTCGGCCTTTTTGTCCTTGGATTGTTTGCTCCTGTCACCCCAGCGGCGGTTTGCACCCTTTGCACCCAGCGTGCGGAAGTCACTGTCCGGCTGCAGGTCTTCCAAAAGCCCGCTGTCCAGCTTATGCACCGGATAGTCAAACCAGAGATTGACCGGGGCAAAGCTTGCAAACTCGCGCAGGGTGCCCTCGATGCGCCACGCAGTCATGCTGTCGGCCTTTTTCTGGGCCGCAGCCACTTCGGCGTCGATGGCCCGCAGGTCGGCGAGGCCAAGTTTTTCTTTGGCGATAGTCATCATCCGGCTTTTGCTGAGGGCGTCGTCCGGGCCGTAGGCGTCCGTATAGCCGCGCTTATCCAGCATCGCTTTGATGACCCGGCAGGCGGCTTTATGGTGGAGCTGTTCCCGAATCGCGTCGGTGATGGTCAGCTCGGTCATGTCCAGCATAGCATCGGGGTCGCGGGCGAACACGCCGGAACCGGATGCTCTGTCCATGCTGCGTTTGCCGCCCTGTGCACCCTTGGAATGATGGTGGCAGTAGATCACGGCGCAGTCCAGCGCACGACAGACCACGTCGAACTGGTTGCAGAACTTTGCCATCTGGTCGGCGCTGTTCTCGTCACCGGTGATGACCTTGTAAATGGGGTCGAGAATGACGGCGGTATAGCCCTTTTTGCCAGCCCGGCGGATGAGCTTGGGAGCTAGTTTGTCCATCGGGACGGATGCGCCGCGCAGGTTCCAGATGTCGATGTTTTTCAGGTGATCGGGTGCGAGGCCCATCGCAGTATAGACGTCCTTGAAGCGGTGCAGGCAGGAGGGACGGTCAAGCTCTAGATTGATGTAGAGCACCTTTCCCTGTGCGCAGGAGAAACGGCCAAGCCACGTCTTACCCTCGGCGATAGCGATGCACAGCTCAATGAGAGCGAAGCTCTTGCCTGCCTTGGATGGACCCGCCAGCAGCATCTTGTGGCCCTGACGCAGCACGCCGGAGATGAGGGCATCGGCCAGCGGGGGCAGGTCATCCCAGTCATCGGCCAGACATTCTGTATCGGGCAGATCGTCGGTGCAGGCCTCCACCCAGTCACACCAGTCCTCCCAGCAGCTTTTGCCGACGTTCGTTTCAAGCAGGGCTTGTTTTTGTCCTGCCCGCAGGATGCCGGGCATCCGGGAGAGGCGGGAAGGGTTGCGGTTCTGCTGGTCGAGGGTCAGGCCGTTCTTCTGGCAGGTGGCGTAGAGGTAATCGACCCGCTTGCGGTATTCGGCATAGTCCGGAGCGTTGACCCGGACGATGGCGTGGACGCTCTTGCCGCCGGAATAGACCAGCGCAGCGCAGGGCAGCTCCATCTGGTGGATGGCGGCCAGCTGCTTGCCCGGCTCCATGTTGTCACATTCCACGAGAGCATAGCGGAAGCTGGTGATGTTGGCATCCTTCCGGCCTGCGCCGTCCACCGGGTTGAAGCAGATCCACGCACCAACCTCAGGGTCACAGTCCCCCATGACCTTGCCGACATCTCCGCCGCAGACGTCCAGCTCCTCGATGAGCTGCCCGGAAGTTCTGTCCCAGCAGCCTTTCGCCGGACGTCGGCGGTCTGCGGCCATAAAACTTTCGGTGACGTAGGCTACATACTCGTCCGGCTCAAACAGAGCCTGTAGGTAGCGCTTGAGCTGTTCGGCAGGCTTCCATGTGTCGGGGAGGTGAAGTTCTTGCTCTTCGACCCAGCGGGGGTCTACCAGCGCGGGCGGCTGTGTGCAGGTCGTCAGCTCGTCACCCCAGTCCAACGCATGGCCTGCAGGCCCGGACCAGCCGTGCTCATAGGCCAGCTGAAAAATGCTGCTCTGGGTGATGGGTTTTGTTCTGCCGTGGAAGCTCTCCCATTTTTTGACGCACTCGCCCTTGTGATACCGCCCGCCATCCCGGGCGCTCCACTGCTCCCACGCTGTGACAGGCAGACCGGCCTCTTTCAGTCCCATGCCCACCATGACCCATTCCTCGTAGGTCAGGGCGGACGGGGAAATAAAGTCCAGCGCTTCTTTGATGTCATTTTCATGTTCCATTCGCGTTACCATATGAACATATCATCTGCGGCAATCGGTTCGGCAGATGGAGTGTACGTTTTAGGATCGACGCCCTTTGGCGCGCTCCGCCAGCCTCCCGCAGCGATACGGTCTATCATGTGCCGTGCCGCCTCGAAACTCCATGTGCCGACGTGCTGGAAGCCGTATTTCTCCAAGCAGCGGATCTGCTTCGGAGTGGTCAAGCCTTCATCTCGGCGCTTGTGGAGGCGGTCGAGCAGAAGAGAGGCTTTGCCAGCCGATTCCACGGCCTCCGGCAGGATGCCCAGCTTTTCCAGTGCTGCGGCCTGTTCCGCGCTGGGCGGCCCGGCTTCCCAGCCAAAGGCCGGTACATAGCCGGAAAGGTCTTCGGCCTGAATGCTCATCTCGTATTGCAGCGGATCAACGAGCTTCGCCTTTTTGCGGCGTTGCTCTTCGAGCTGTTTTGCAAGGGCCTCCTCACGCTGGGCCACCACATCTTCGCTGGCCTGCACGGCTGCTTCCTCAATGTCCTGCGGCCCGCCGCTCTCAGCCAGATTTTCGGTCATCTGCCGGGCAACGGCTTTGTCCTCGCAGACGAGGTCTGCCGGGCGGCAAAGCTCGTGGCGGTCGGTCATCCAGAGAAAATCGAGGAGCAGCAGGTCTTTCTTGCCCGGGGAGAGGCGGGTGCCTCGGCCCACCATCTGGCTGTAGAGGCTGCGCACCTTCGTGGGCCGCAGAACTACCACGCAGTCCACGGAAGGGCAGTCCCAGCCCTCGGTGAGGAGCATGGAATTGCAGAGCACGTTGTACTTGTCGGCTTCGAAATCCGAAAGCACCTGTTTGCGGTCGGCGCTCTGGCCGTTGACCTCGGCGGCACGGAAGCCCTTTGCGTTCAGCAGATCGCGGAATTTTTGGCTCGTCTTGATGAGGGGCAGGAACACTACCGTTTTGCGGCCTGCACAGCGTGCCGCCATCTCGTCGGCGATTTGGCTCAGGTAAGGGTCGAGGGCCGTGCCCAGTTCACCCACGGAATAATCGCCGCCGCTTAGTGCCACATTGGAAATGTCCAGTTTGAGGGGGATGGTCTGGGCCATGATGCGGCAGAGATAGCCGTCTTTGATGGCATCGGTCAGCTTGTACTCATAGGCCAAGCTGTCGAACACCTCGCCGAGGTTTCGCATATCGCCCCGGTCAGGGGTGGCCGTTACGCCCAGCAACTTTGCGCTGTCGAAGTAGTCGAGGATGCGGCGGTAGCCGTCGGTGATGGAATGGTGGGCCTCGTCGATGATAATGGTCCCGAAGTAGTCCCGAGGAAAGCGTTCGAGCCGCGCTGACCGCTGCAAGGTCTGGACAGAGCCGACCACTACGCGATACCAGCTGTCAAGGCAGGTGGATTCAGCTTTTTCCACCGCACTGACGAGGCCGGTGGAGCGCTGAAGTTTGTCTGCGGCCTGCTCCAACAGCTCGCCGCGATGGGCAAGGATGAGCACCCGGTCGCCCGCCCGCACCTGATCGGCGGCGATAGAAGCAAACACAATGGTCTTGCCGGTGCCGGTGGGGAGCACCAGCAGGGTGCGGAAACGGCCATGCTCCCACTCGGCGTGAATCTTCTTCCGGGCGGCTTCCTGATAGGGACGTAAAGCTTGCTTTTCTCCCATCAGAATTCTCCTTGAGTCCAGCCCTGCGAAGGTGCAGCCTTTTCCTCGAGCGGCGGCAGGAAACGGTTGACTTCATTGCTCTGGCCGGGGTCGCCGCTCTTTTTGACGTAATCGTGGACGCCCAGCTTGCAACGGCCCTTGGAGCCGACGACCTCGTTCCAGCGGGGACGGAAGGTATCGCCTTTCTTGCACTGGCCGATGCTCTCGAAGAATGCTCCCAGCAGGCCCTGCGTCTTGGTGTGAAGGTAGAGGCGGTGGGTGACGGTAGTGTCGCCCAGAGCACCGCCGAAGATCTTCAGGGTCAGCTTTGCCATCGAGCAGGGCGGCAGCTTCGCGCTGCCCTCAAAACGGGCACGCTCCATCCCCGTGACTTCAAAGTAGTATTCGCCCTCGGGCAGGAGCACGAAGTCCTGCGAGATATTGGTAAATTCATCATCCCAGCCAAGGGCGCGATCGGTAGTGGTATTCATGTCAGCCATAAGTATTCTCCTTTATAGTAAAGTAATAATGTGTGAACCTCTCAGTCTGCCTGCGGCAGCCAGCTCCCCTGTTAGGGGCAACAACGACGACCGCCGCCAGTGGCGGAAGCAGGGAGGAGTTGTTGGGGCAGCGGCCAGCAAGACGCAAGTGCCGCTCAAGGCACGAAGCGGATGCTGGGAGCCGCAACCCGATAAGCGGAGGGCATTCTAAATCGTCCCGCTCTGTGCCCGGCGCACGGCATCTTTTTGTTTCTCTGCTGACAAGTGCGGCATTTCATGCTATACTGAGTGCAGAATATAAAAGGACAAAGGAACGGAGATTCAGATGCTTTACAGTGAACTGCAGTGCAGCCCGGCCATCCATCAGGCGGTGGAACGCATGGGCTTTGCCGAAATGACCGAGATTCAGGAAAAGACCATCCCCGTCATGATGGCGGGTCATGACGTGATCGCAAAAGCCCCCACCGGCACCGGCAAGACCTGTGCCTTCGGCATCCCGGTGGCGGAGCATATCCTCCCGGAAAACAAGTACCCGCAGGCTGTCATCATGGCTCCCACCCGGGAGCTGGCCCAGCAGATCGCGGAAGAGCTGACCCAGCTCACCTATTTCATGCCGGAGGTACAGGTGGCCTGCGTGTATGGCGGTGCCAATATGGAAAAGCAGGCAAAGCGCCTTGCTGAGGGCTGCCAGATCGTGGTAGCCACGCCGGGCCGTCTGATGGACCACTACAAGCACCGCACCATCGACATCTCCCATGTGACCCAGATCGTGCTGGACGAGGCCGACGAGATGTTGAACATGGGCTTCTATAAGGATGTGCGGCATATCATTGAAATGATGAAGGCCCGCAAGTCCCTTTCCATGTTCTCGGCCACCATCAGCCGCGAGGTGATGGACATTGGCTGGCTGTACCAGCACAACGCTGAGGAGATCACCGTCCAGCCCCGGGAGGAGAGCCAGCCCAAGATCACCCAGTATATGCTGGAGACCTCCGGCCGCAACAAGCTTTCCGACCTTGCACAGATCATCATTGGTGAGAGCTACAAGCGGGTGATGGTGTTCTGCGATACCAAGTTCAACACGGCCACTCTGGCCAACCAGCTGGCACGGCTGGGCTTCTCGGTGGATTGTCTGCATGGCGACCTCTCCCAGAAGGAGCGCAACCAGATCATGCAGAACTTCCGGGACGGCAAGCTGGCCATTCTGGTAGCCACCGATGTTGCCGCCCGCGGCATCGATGTTTCGGACGTGGACGCCGTCATCAACTACGATGTGCCCAGCGAGAACGAACATTACACCCACCGTATCGGCCGCACCGGTCGTGCTAAAAAGGAAGGCGTGAGCTACTTGTTCTATGTGCCGGAGGAGAAAAAGCGGGTGCAGGAGCTGCTGCGCCTGACCCGCAATACCGACCTGTGCACCCCGGTGCATTTTGACTTCAACCATGAGCACATCGTGGTGGAGGAAAAAAAGGACAACGCCGATCGGTTCCAGATCAAGTGTTACTTTTAAAGGAAGAAACTCCCCCAGTCTGCTCCGCAGACAGCCCCCTCAAGGAGGGAGCCTGCCCGTACGGTAAGCCTCCCTCTCTGAGGGAGGTGTCGAGCGAATGCGAGAC